TGTGTATACTTCCGTATTTTTATTTATAGAACCCGTAGAATTCGTCGAGTTTAGATTATCCGTGTCGAAATCGAGGCGTTTGAAATTAAAAAACAACCACGCCCATTAAGAACGTGGTTTAGAATATAGTATTAATTTAAAATTGGGAACAAAGATTATTATACAAAAAACACAACCACTACTATATATTATATTCGCGACTATAAAATATAGCTTATACGGTTGTGTGCCATTTTTACGGTTTCTATCCCACCGTCAAAGTCATAGTCGTATTCATCCTTCAGACAAAAAGCGAGTCCGCAATGGCAGGAGAATGTAAATATATTATAACATAAAACTTATACATACACTCTATTTTACCACTGTCTAAGTTATAATTTTCATACATTTTATCACTTAGGTTATAGAAAAATCGATATAAAAATAAGGTAACCGTCAGTAACAGTTACCTCAAGTACACTCCGCAGATGTGTACCGCAATTTCTATTTAATTATAGCGTATTTGCGAGCGACATACATGTCGGTCGCAAAGCTAGAAAACTACTAGAAATCTACTAGAAAAACCACCCAGTGACATGTGTGGGTAGTTAAAAGTAAACGGTGCAGTCAGCTTCTTACTGCTAAACGCAAGCAAGTCCTCTGCACATAATAAAACATACCAAATGATAGTATGCCAGTGTCAAACACTGTTTCCTCATTAACATTATAACATAAAAAAACAGGGTAGCCATAGCGACTACCCTTGTATAATGACGTGGTACCTGTATTGTACCACATAATTTAATATACTTTTGTAATTCTAAGTCTTTCGTGCCATACCCAGTAGTTATCACTAGGACCGTGTACACGACACCAACCGTCGATAATCTCGTAAACATAGAATAATTGACCTTTACCATATGTTGTATTAGTCATATTCCATGAATAATTACCTTTACCGCCATGCCTATTAAGTATAGTTGCGCCAAAGCTATCTGCGCGTGCTGCAAAGTATTTTTTGCGTTGCCAACCTAATTTTTTAGGTGGTATTTGACCTATAGAAAGCTTATTTTTAGATTTCTTTGCTATTTTTTTCATTTCTTTTGTTTGCTTACTTGCTTTTTTGCCATCTCTTGTTTCATTGTGTTTATATTCTTTAGTGATGATCAAACGCTCATGCCATACCCAGTAATTACTACTTTCAGAATAAACACGCGCCCAACCTTCACGTACTTCATATACGTAAAACGGACTATAACCTGCTTTGTATACTAGATTAGTTTTCTTCATATATCCGTTTTTAACATCTTTGCAGATAGTGACACCTGCACTGTCTGCTTTTGCAATATAATGAGGTGTTTTACTCCATACTAAGTTTTTAGGTACTCGTTTACCATTATATTTATTTGTAGCCTTGCGAGTTGTAACTGTTTTGATTTTGTTTACATCATAATCTTCATCAACAAATGATGGCACAATGTAATGCGTTGTTCCATAAAAATTATCAACACGTAGTTTTGCAGGTGTATCTGCGTTACCATCAAAGTTTTGTTCTAATACAGTTTGTGTGTTAGTTCCTCCACTATTATCCCAAACTAAATAGATGTGACCGTATCTTTGGTATATACCATACGTACATACACCAATTGCTCCAACTGGTGGTACATAATCCGGTGTATTTTTGACAATCTTCCAACCTTTAGGGAATATATTGAGGATACTATCTTTCGCATTACCCCACATTCTAACTTTACCATTAGTTATGTGATATACGTAATCAACTGCTAAGTCCATACATTGATATGCCCAACGATTATCAAAGTCAACAAACTTACCTTTCAAGCTATACATATAATTGATTGCACTTTGGTAATCTTTTGTTGATGGCTTAGATTTAGGTTTTTCTTTGTTTTTACCTTTGTTTCCGGCTTTCTTCTTGCTAACTTTGGGAACTTTAACGCCGTCAATATATTTAGCTACATACCCATCAAAGATACTCGTATTACGACCTAAGCCACAAGCTTCTAATAAGTTTCCAGGATCTTGCTTGTCATACTGTATGTCTTGATGACCTGGCATTTCATTTTTATAGTTAATCTTCCAAAATTTAGTAAGATAAGCCATGATACGCACTGCGTTATCTAACGACTTTAAGCTGCGTTTCTTATCTGTGAAGTAACATGCTTCTACACCAAATGCCGCATAGTCAGCGTCAGCATTATACCACTGATTATCTATAGTAGTATTCAACATAACGTGCCATGCTACCTCTGTAACTGGAATACATATAATTGCTTCTTTGTCATCAACAAAAATATGAGCGCTCGCTACCATACTCCAAGCGATATTATAAGTATTTTTATAATAATTCACATTATCTTGTGCAGTAGTATTTGGATTCCCAGTATCATGAATAACTGCAAAACTAGGCTTTCCATTTTTAGTGTGTAATGCTTCTCCACTACGACGTGTTCCAATAGGCAACAAATCGTAACGCACTGGTACTCCATTCCATTTTTCTGCCATTTTATAGGCCTCCTATTCCTTATTAGGTTTCTTATATTCTTGAGCCATTAAACTATCGGACAAACCAGCACTTGTACCGTCTACTGCCGACATATATAGACTTACCAACACACCTATTACAGCAATTGGATTGCTAATAAATTTTAATAAAGCTTCTCCAACAGCACCCCAAGTAGTTAATGAATGCCAATCAATTCCTAAATAAACAAGAATAGGCATAAATGCACCTACAATTAATTGAATAATAGCTATAGGATTATTAAATCTTACATGCCAATTTATTCCTAAGAAATTTCTCATACATATATCTCCTTTTTAAATAAAATAAAAAGACCTAACCACTATCGATTAGATCTGAAATCAAAATTCACTAATTATTTATCTATATTTATCTCTGATATAATACATACCTTTTAATCCTACTTTTTTGTACAAACTGTTTATTGTTGTTGCTTGGAAATTACACCATTCGATAGCAGTAGCATATTGCATACGACCTGGATTACTAGGATTCCAACGCATTCTGTATAAGGTGTTTTTACCTTTGTTAAAGTATTGTTTCCTAACGAACTTAGCACCACCTATAATACCATTACGTGGACTTGTCCAGCCTTGGCGTTTGGCATACGCTATAGAAGCGTTAGGGTTGTTATCATATGCTGCAATACCAAAGTAGTTATAAATTCCATAGCGCCCACTAGCAAAGTTACTACGGCCATATCCACTTTCTAAGAAAGCGTGAGCAATTAAGTAAATTTCATTTACATTGTACTTCTTACAACCGTCTGCAAAAGCTTTACCTTGTCCAGATAAAGTGCCTTTACCTTTAAGTATCTTATTCAACTTACTTACTGATATACCTTGATATTTTCCTAAATCTAGCATTTGATAGCGTTGAGTTGAACTATTCCATATAGTGTTAGGATTCATATACTTACTTGTTTGTGACCTAGAAGCATTACCCCAACCCCAACTATAAGATTTTTGAGGCATGCCATGAGCCATTTGTGCATTAAGCGCTTGTTGGAAAGTATATTTACTTTTCTCTACAACTACACGAGGTTTATTTGAAGTTCTGTTTGTCGTTTTTCCTGTCGACTTATCGTTCTGTGAAGGATTGTCGACCGAAGTTTTAGGTTTAATTTTTATCTTTGTCTTTGTAGTTGTTGTAGTAATTGTTTCTGTAAGTAATTTATCTCTTTTCAAATATAAACCGATAATTTTCTTCTCGACTTCTTTATATTTACTTTCATCAGGAATACCATTTTTGATTAAGTCGTAATTGATTAAATCTTTCATAGAACGCCATATGTTAGGATCTGCTTTGATTGACGATTCAGAAAGTTTCACCTTACTCCAACTTAGCAACCAAACGCCGTAGATTAACGCTCTGATTTGATTGAGCATGAATTGGCGTTTGCTATCCGTTTGTCCTCCGCAAACTTCCATAACAAGCCAACCTGGATGTTCTGGTGCTTCTTCTGAATCAGGTCTAGGTGTCCATACACGCTCACGGTCTATATATACATGAGGGTATTCATCTTCATTCACATATTTATTACGTTGTAAATACAATTCTTCAACAGAACGCATATGTGTACTCTCTTTGATATATATACCTTTTACTTTCCCTATCAACTTTTGCCCTTCAACCATATAATGATAAATATATTCCAAATCATCGTCTAAATCATATGCGAACGATGTATAGGAAACTTTGGTAACCTCTTTAGTTATAGGTTTCGTTTGTTCTTTTGTGTTTTTAGGAGTGTTTTCATTAGAGGGTTTGGACGGTGTACTACTTGGTTTCGATGGTTTCTTAGTTTCTGCGTGGTAGGGAGGTCTGACGAACCCACTTATACCATAGTATGTGTGTTTTTCTAACGAACCGGGAGAACCGGTATAACCGTTTGCATTTCGCCAATTTTGATCCACACTGGTGAAGTAACTCTTGTTAGATGGACCTACTACAACAGCTGTATGTCCTGTGCCATTATTAAAAGAACCTGTACCCCATACAGCCATATCTCCGGGTTTCGGAACAAAGTTTCTAGTATTCCTATAGAATTTGAACCCTTTAGGATATCTATACCACGCCATAGCAATCGCATTTCCTGTTGTTTTGAAATGCCAATATCTATTGAAAATGTAGTTTGGTAAATCCCACAATTTTGTTACGATGACAATCGCCACTTGTCACCTTCTTCATATTTCTATGAATGTTCAGACTATATCATCAACCTATTAGGTTGCTCCCCGTTTCCACTCGCTTGAGTGTACGTCTTTCGACTAGTCGTTGCACGTTCCTATTTATAGGCTTCGCTCATGATTGCCTACAACATAACTTGTTTAGGGTTCCCATGAATTAGAGGAGTTTGCTATGATGATTACTCATCAAAGGTGCTAGATTCAACACTGGGCGCCATAATAACCATCTACATCAACTCTTCTGCCAATCATTCTTTTTGCCCATGCTGCAACTTCCGAAGCAGTAGGTTTTCTTCTTTTAGGATTAGGTAATCCCATATATCCACCTCATTTCTGGGATAATAAAAAGCCGACTAAAAAGCCGGCTTAATAATCTAATTATTTACATTTACCAAACCAGAAACATTCCCAAAAACTTGCGCCTAAAAATAATCCGAACATGGTAACTCACCTCCTTTAAAGACCAAATATCATTTTGACAGTCGTTACGATTAAGGTTGAAATAATCGTACCGACAAGTCCTAACACTCAGAATTTAATCTTTTTGATATCTTCTTTACTTTCTTTTTTGTTTTCTTTTTCTAACTCCCTTTCTCTATTTATCGAATCTAAAGTAAAATTCATTTTTTGATTAATCAAATTTTGACTGTGTTGTCCATCTTTAATCTTTTCCAAAGAGTCGAAGATTTTTTCGTCGTTATCTTCCAACCTTTTTATACGTCGTTCATAATCTCCTCTTTGGCTACTTTCTGTCATATAAACACCTACTTCACTTAAAATAAAAACCACAAGCTATTTAACTTGTGGTTCGTAATCTTTACCTGTAGTTTCTTTGAATTGCTCCGGAGTAATCCAACCAACTCTAACAAACTTTTTGAAAGTTTCGTCAGTGTATAATTTTTTCTTATATAAATCGATTACTACTTTATCCATATTATGCTTCCTCCAATTTTTGATTTGCTTGTTCTTCAGTTATTAGTGCGATGTTCTGCTTCAAACTCATAACCTCTTCTTGTAAATCGACAACTAAGCTCGTTAATTTAGCTATAGCAATATCTTTGTCATCAACAGGAATTTCTACTTCAGGCAACATCTTTTCTAGCTCATCTTGGGTTTGCCCAACCCATTTTTTACCGTCATAATAGCAAGGTAAGATGATACCTTGAGGAGGTTGGTTCTCTGTCCATTTTTCATCAGGATAAACATATTCATCTTCTTCGTTTTTGTGAACAATAATTGCTTGTCCATTTTTCCATAAATAAACTACTTTCATTTCATCACTCCGTCCATTCATATTGACCGTAAATATAATCTGTATCAGTCCACGCTGATGGATCTACAGTAGCGTCAAAATTCACTGTTCCTGATGTGTTCAACGAAATACGTCCGTTGTTTTTATTTCTAGGTGTGCTTATTGAGAAAAACATTAAGTTTTTGACGAATTCTTTAGGTAAAAGTGCAATAGTCTGTCCATGTTTGATAGTTGTAGCATTAATGCGTAACATTTTCTTAGTAATTCCATTTTTTGTGATTGTTCTGTATGCACTAGTGAATCCACCTTTAGTAACTAAGTCGTTATGAGACGATGCACTGTTCACTAGTTGTAAATCAATCCAACCAGTATCTACAACTTTAGGATTTAAAAGTACCCAACCTTTATCTATTCCATTAGTATGAATTGTTTTAGACCACAACTCATTAAGATAGTTTTGATGAAGTAATATCTGTTTTCTTCCTTGTTTCCCTTCTGTGACATTGATTTCAGCTATATAAGCTACACCGCTTAAACTTTGAGGAGTATTTGTTATTTTGTAATCACTAGGAATTGAACATTCGTATAAACCGGGTTCCAAAGTTTCAACCGGTTCAGATAAAATTCCTAGCCATTGTCTTGTGCCATTGTTATCTGTAAATTTGTATTTTTGCCAATCTAACTCATTTAATTTATTGTCTACATCACTTGGAGTAGTAAAGCCATCATTCTTAAGTGTTTCATTAAACGAATTAACTTTTTCATCTATCGTTGTATTAGCGTTACTAACATTTGTATTAAAAGATTGAACGTTGCTATCATACAATTTTTGGAATGTATCTGAAGCTAAATCATAATCCGTCTTGATAGCGTCACGTTTAGCATCTATTTGTCTTAACGCTTCTTCTCTCTCTAACTCGATGCTTTGGTTAGACGACAATAATGCGTCTGTAATGGCAATAAGAGCGTCTGCTTGAGCCTTGTTTATTTTAATGAGGTATTCTTCAGCTGTTTGCTTAATAGATTCAATCAACGTTTGTGTATCGCCTATATCTTGCTTAAGTTGTTGCACTTTCTTTTCTAATTCCGAACGCAAATCATCAAACATGCGAATATAAGATACTTTGATATCACTTTCGATTTGATTGATAAGACTATCACGTACTGTGAATTTAAAGGTACCTAACACAACAGTATCGTCTTTTCCTATATTGTTTACATCGTTAAGCGATAGGTAAATTTCACCCAACACTTCAGAATCGACTACGTTTTTCAGAAACCATTGAGGTACCGTAACACCTATTAATCCTTTCATTGAATCAATGAATTCTACGTCTAATACACCTGATGTACTAGGTCGTTTTTCTTCTGTTCCGTTCGCAGCTTTAAAGAAAGCATAACCTTTAACGTTCTTATCGCTGATTAACAAAGGTTTGTTGTCTTTTTGTACTACAAATTGAAATTTAGCAGTGTTTTTATCGAGATTATAAAAACCGATACCTCTATTAGATATCGGTTGTAAATACGGTTCTTCGTTTAAATCAAGTTTACCTACTTTTTCTAATTCCATTATTTAGCACCCCACAATACTAATGCTATTGCACATCCACGTTCTTCAGTGTATTCAGAAGTTATTTTCATGACACGACCTTTACCATTCACATTATCTTTACATCCTACACCTGCTCTACCGTTGATATAGTCGCCTGGTATAACGTCTTTTTCAATGTTCGTGTAGATTTGACCTAATAATCCGACTACATTCCATTCAGGTCGTTCTGAACGTGATTGATAATCGATTTTGTCGTTATATTCAGGGTTTTCTACTGGTATGTCACGCCATTCAAATGAAACGTTGCCCTCATCATCTACAAATTCAACTTGTTTTCTATTCGTGATAGTTACACCGTATTCATTTTTAAGAAATCTATCTTTATGGTGGAATGTTTTTTCATTCGCTACCAATGCAGCAGTTCCAGATATAACACCAATTGGTGTGTCATTAGGTTGTGCTTTTCTTATCTTATCTCCGTCTAATGTAACGATTGTACCTAAATCGATTGCTAATCCATTTTGTGACTCAAATAACTCTGCGATATCGGCACTATCTTGTTTAAGTTGACCGGCTAAAGTTAAGTTTCCTGAATAAGTGCTTAAATCAAATTTAATGTTAGATGTAGAAGCATTACCACTAGAACCATATCCAGCGACAACATGATAGTTACCAGGTGACTTAACACGATTACTATTCATAATCAGTTGTGTATGGCCTTTTTTATCAGTTTCAGAATTAAGTGAATTGATAATACCGCTACGTGAACCATAAGATTTGGAGTTAGCACCAGAACCTAATACAAAGCTACGATTACTGTATGCTTTCGAACCTCCTGTTGACGCAATAACTGCACTAGCATTAGCTACGCCTGCACTTCCTGTAGACGCTATACTAGCGCCGCCTTTTCCAACTGTAGGAGGTGTGTCGTATTTTTCGCCGGCTATCCATGCAGGTGTTGAATAATTGTTTGCTGTGATACCACTAATCATAGCGTGGTTATTTGTCAAACGTAATCCTATACCTGAACCATTACCGTGTAAATTACAATTAGTTATTTTAGTATCGTATATTTTACTTCCAACACCGATACCGATATTGTTAGATGAATTCCAAATATTGATATTGTTTAAAATAACTCTTGAAGGTCTATTATCTCCGCCAAATAATCTGATATCTACTTCTGCGTTTTTAAAGTTACGTACATTAATATTATTAAGTGAGATGTTTTCAGACATGAATTGGATGGCTATTGCTGGTTGTTTTTTATCTAGTTTTCCACCTTCTAATTTTCCGAAATCATCATCACCAATTGCAGTGAAATTATTGACTGATACATTTTTATAAGCACTGATTAATAATGCTCTAGGTGTTGAGCCTGGATACACACCATTGTATTTAGGGTTTAAAGCTAAGCAATTATTTAGCGCCACGTCATAAGCAGTCAAACTTTTATTGTCTGTTTTAGCTCTATGGTGACCGATGTGTCGAATGTTGTAAGCTCTTGTATCTTCGATTGATACGTGACCGTTAACGAACACACCACTTGCAGCGTTTGCGTTACTGTGCGCTTTGATTTCTAAACCGCCGAAGTTACCTTTGGTTCTGTTGTTTGATAAGAAAACAAATTGTGAGCCATCATCGATTTCAATTCCATTACTATTGCTACCACCAGTCGGATCATGAGCGTAACAATTAGAAATTGTAATATATCTTGAATGGTGAGTAGTGATACCGTCATCTCCGCAACCATATACCTCACAATTATCGATAAATATGTGTTTGCTTTCTAATGAATAAGGGACACGATTGCCATCGCCCTCGTAGTAATAATTGTCATTTGCATACGTTACATCTATGCAATGTAGTAAAGCGTCATATGACTTAACGTTATAGATATAACCATTAGTCACACCCGCAAATCTAATGTTAGATGAACGAGAGCCACCGGTAGCTTTAAGTGTTTTATTTTGTCTAAACTTATTCCCGTTGAACGAAAAACTTTCTAATGAAATGTTTTCAGCTCCACCACTCATTTTTAAGTTAGTGATACCAATATTTTCTGCAGGTGTTTCGTCCATAAACTTAATTGTAGTAATGTCTTTACCTTGTCCTACCAAACGAGAGTTGTTAGGCATTTTAATACCTGTTGTAAGGTAAGTACCACCACTCATAGTTACCTGTACATTGCCGTTACCTAATGCGTCCTGAAATGCCTTTGTACTGTCCTTTTGACCTGTTGGATCTCCTCCGAAATCATCAACGTTAACAATACGTTGTATTTTCTTAGTTAAGTCGGCTCTTAGTTCTTCTCTAGCGTTACTTTCTCTTAAAAAGTCGTGATATAGACGTTGGTGTAAAGAATCGAAACTTTGAGCGTCCATTGATGTGTGACTAGCTTTTAATTCGTTATTGCCATCACCGTTATGACCTAACACAAGATGTTCAATAAGTTCATCTTGATAATTTTCATGATTAGATAATACGACATCTTTACCTTTTGTAGTTTTGTGTTTGATTTGATCAGTTGTATGCGCATTTTTTTGAGTGGTTAAATGCTCGTTAAAAGTATCATCACTTTTATTAGTCCAGTATTTAATTTGTTCAAAGTTATTTTCTAGTTGACTTACAAACTTTTGACTAAAGTACGAGTGAAGTTTCGTAATTAAGTTATCTAATTTCAAATTTTTTGACCTCCTTAGCCATAAAAACCATAAAAGTTTTTAATCAATTCATACATAATGACCTCGTGCCCTTTTTCATTAGGGTGTACCCCGTCAGGCATACTCGATTTTCTGTACGAAGGTATATTGGGTTTGAATTGTGTTGAATGATAAGCGTCATACACAGGTATATCCAGTTCGTTACAAGCGTCTATTTGAACATCTACATAATCAGCTAAAGTGTGACCTAAATCGTTCTTAGTAGTGTCTTTTCCTACGGTTTTGCCGTCTTTTATATAACATTGTTTAGTAGGTGTCATAACAATTATTTTAGAGTTAGGGTTATTACTCTTGATTTTAGTGATAGCACTATAAAAGGCGCCGTAAAACGTTTTAGTATCCGTTTTATCAGTGCCTATATCAATATCATTAGTCCAATCATCATCTGTACCTTGAACAATGATTAAATCAGCTTTAATTTTGGTTGCTTGATCATAAATGCTATTATCTTTGTTTGTGCTCATTGTCGCACCACTAACAGCTAAGTTAGTTGATTTAGCTTTTATCTTCTTAGCTAACATTTGCGTAAAGTTAGTTTTAGCGCCAGTACCTTTAGCTACAGAATCTCCAATAGTACCTATTGTTTTAACTTTTCTAATCTTAGACTTAGGTGTAAAGTCGTGAACGATAGTACCATTTGCAGTTGTAACACTCTTTGCATGCGCACTTTCTAATCTTCTTTTTATATCATCGGTTTTCTTCTGCAAATCTTGTGCAGTCTTAGTATTTGCATTATTTTGAGCTTGAATCATCCTTAAATCTTTAGCTGGATCAGATTTGTTAGATTTGATAGCTTTAACATAATTCGCAGCAGTATTTACTGCTTTCATGTATCTATCTTGTAATCTGAATTCCCCAAGCACTACGTCTTGTTTAATAATCTTGTTGTTAATATCTCGTTGTGTAGTGATTTCGATAATTCTAACAAACTCATTTAACCCTATTAAGTCATCGATTACATTAACAATATCCCCAACTCTAGGTACTGCTTCTTTAAAATGCTTTTGTAAAGAAATGAAGTCTAGTGTTACAGACGTTTTTAAACTCTCTTGTATAACTAACTCCATAGCTTTTTTAAGTGTATCCCCTTTAGTTATACGCCCATCTACAACAGGTGGCGCATGACGTTTGCCTACTAAGTCAGCTAAGGGGTGTGTGTACTCATATTGCAAGCTAGCTTCGTTAAAAGTTTGTTGCTCATCAAAGCCACCATATCCTCTAATGTATGTGTAACACTTAGAAGCATCTTCTTGGACTTTTACATTATTAGCATTGACACCTGCTTTAATGTAATAGTTAGCCTTTCTTTGAACAATATCATATAAATGAAACGTCTTTGTTTTGGCTTTATATTCATATTCTAAGTTATATCTTTCCAAACCTTTTTTGAATAATTCTAAATTGGTATCGTGGTTACCTAGATTTTCAAATTTGGAAGATGAAACCTTAGCGTGTAATTCATACTTATAACCGGTATCTTTAAAAACTAAATCGAAGTAGCTTTTTCCTGTAAAACTACCGTTATATACTTCGTATACTCTTAAATTGTTTAGATCATCTAATTCGACAGGACGCGCTTTGATTGTTAACTTTTCCTTTTGACCTACAGTTGTTTTGTCTAACATAACGATACGGTATTCGTTCAGGTCATCATCACCACCAACGCCTGTAATCGTCCACATTTTAGTAATAGCTCCTATAGCATCAAATGTAGCTTTGTTTTCTACCATTTCTATTTCTAAGGAGCCATCTTCATTTAATTTCTCATTTAATTTTGTTTCTACAGGTAGGGATTGCCCAATGCCCTGTAACGTTTTTAATAATATTGGCAATTAAGCAACCTCCTTACAAGTAATATCTTTTGTGTTTAAACGTGATTTTTTGAAGTTTCTTAGTAGTATGGAAAGTATTCCAACCAGGCATTAACACAGGTTGTTGTTTTGTCTTATTGTAATCATCAATGCGTAAGTTATTACGATATACATGGATGCCGTCAAATTTTATAACATCTCCTGCTTTCAACTCTAAACCGCTTATTTTCATAATGTCGCTATGTGTCATATAGAAGTTAAAACCGTCGCTATCTTTTTTGCTGATGTTTTCTCCTAGAACCATTTCTACAACACTGTCTTGGTTAAATTGGTTTATTTCAGCTGTACCACCATAATATACATCGCCCACTTTAGTGTCATAAAATGTGTATCTACGTTCTTTATGAGATGTGTTGAACGGATTTTTGTCTGGAATACCCCATTTATTCAAATTACCACTCTCTTTTTCTAAATCTGTACTATAGCCAATGCTCTCGAAGTATGGTAATTCAATCGTTTCGAAATCTAGTGTGAATTCACCTGATGTTTTAGTAGTGTCGAATGATACTTCATTAACTAAACCGACGAATATTTGCCTACCATCAACATATTCCAATTCGAAAGATTGGTTTTTAGGTTCGAATATATTCTCGAATTTAATTTCACTTTCAGACGCTGCTAATTCTCTAAGATAAAATTGTCCTCTTAGCATATTTTGTATGTTCGCTTTTAAATGAGAAGCGTAAGCTATCTTTTCTACATCGTACCTAACCGTCATAGATATACTTTTCTTTTCTTCTTTAGTAGCATTATGAAATCTACCGTTAACACGATCAATTTCATCAAACTTTCGGTCATAGCCTGCACCTTTAACATCGTAAGAAACAACTCTCAACGCAGTACCAGTAAAGCGATTGTTACTAATACGCAAACGTTCTTTATTTTTGTAAACTTCAACATCATGTAATATCAATTAACAATCACTCCTTTAAAATAATCCGAAACTTGCGTCTTTTGAGTTGGAATCTTCAATGTAAGATTTAATAGCCGGTATATCTGACTCATTGCGAACAGTCACGTTAACGATAGGCTTATTGTTCTCTTGCATACTATGACGTACGTCTTTGCTCATATGAGCATCGAAAGAGTTTCCTAAACCAGCTAATCCTTCTTCTAAAAAGTCTGGTTTTAAGTCTGCATTGAAGGCATCCATAACTTTTAATGCCGCTAATTTACTTTCTCTTGCAGCTTTTCCTGCATATTCAGAGATACCCATACCTAATCCAGTCATACTATCATTACCTAGTTGTATGAACTTACGAGAAGGAGAATGACTATCTAAAGCGCTTTTCGCAGCGTTCAATGCACCTTTTGCAGCGTTCCATGCAGCTGCTGCTAAATCTTTAGCTTTTTGAACGATACCTCTTATCATTCCAGCTATCATATCAACGCCTACTTGATAGAAATGACCAATAAAACTGCGTGCTCGATTTAATGCGTTTCTCATGCCATTTCCAACAGCGCCGACCACTCTGAAGAAACCACTAACTACTGCTTGTAAAAATCTACTCATTGCAGAAATGATGCTTGAAACCCATTGCGCACCGCCAGAAATCACACGACTAAGTGCTTGCATCATTTTTTGAGCAACAGTTGAAACTACACGTGAAAACCAACTTGCTACAGTGTTCCAAATTCTAATAACAGCACCCGAAATCACAGACCAAATTTGGTTCCAACTTGTAATATTAGTACCGAGTATTCTGTTTAAAACGTTGAATATGAAGTTAGAAATCTGGTTCCAAATTGATACTAACGTATTCCAAATCGTAGTCATTACATTAGAAATCGTAGTTTGTAAAGTTAGCCAAGCACCAGAAAAATCTCCGGTAAGGAGCTGTATTAATGCAGTAAACAAACCGAAAATCAATTGCGTAGCAGCTTGTAGTATTCCACCTATCGCAGTGAATACTACTGAAATCACAGTCCAAAGAGATTGGAAAGCAGTTACTAAACCATTGATAAGGCTGATGAATAAGAAGCCGAGAACTTGGTTTGCAACTTGCCCTAACATTTGTAAGATAGGGATAATTGGTTGTAATGTTTGTTCGATAGACGCTCTGAACTGATTGAACCAGTTAATCACTGATTTTACAGCGTTCATTATCGTATCTTTAATTGTGTTCCAAGCTTCAATACAAGTTTTTCTGAAATTCTCATTTGTTTTCCACAACCAAACAATAATACCTATTAAAGCAACGATAACGCCTATGATAGCCAATACAGGCCATGAAATCGCACCTATAGCTACACCTAACGCTTGGAATGCACCACTTAACATAGGTAAGATACGCATAATTGTACTAATAGGGCTCATGAGAAGTCTAAATGCGATTTTCACTAGGTTTAACGCGCTTCTAAGTATTTGAGTGTTTCTAGCAAAAGCTAACATTTTACCGATAGCTTGGATTAAACCTACACCGAACACATTAGATAGCATTGTACTTACTGCGATGATTGGTGCTAGTAAAGCCCACAACATACCACCGAGTATCATACCTATACCAACCATTCGAGCTATAGCTGGGTGTGTTTCAAACAACTTAGCTATGAAACCAGCTAATGCTGTTACTACTTTTAATATCACACTTGCTATTGGCGCCATTGCAGTGCCGAATGCAACCAAAACTCTTACGATATTACCGATTAGATCCATAATGACTGGACCATTCTCTTGTACATACTGAACAAACTTTTTAAATCCTTCAGATTTACCAACTTGTTCAGACCATTCTCTAAACTTAGCAGTCATTTTAACTAGCCAATCAAAGATATTAGAGCTGTTTTGAGCAAATGCTTTCATCAAGTTACCAATACCCATGAATACATTGCCAAATATTTGACCTATTTTAGGTAAATTAGTTTTAGTGTATTCAATAAAAGATTTAATAGCATTTTGACCTGCTACACTGTTAGCCCAGTTTTGGAACTTTTTACCTAGATTATCTAATCCTTTAGCAGTCCATAAGAATAGTGGACCTAATTGAGTGAATACATTAATAAGTCCGTCACCAAAGCGTCCTGCAGCACTTAATAATGTGTTGAATGTCTTAACACCTGTTGTATTCATCATGTTAAAGAATTTGCTAGCAGTTTGACTGTTTTGAGCCCATTTTAAGACACTCTGTGACGCTTGTTCCATTCCTTTAGAGATACCTGCTAAGAATGGTTTCATACGCCCTAAAGCTACGTTAACAGTGTCTAAAGCGTTAGATAACGTATTGAAGATTTGTGCTTGGTTTTGTCTGATAATACTTCCCCATGTTGATTGAACTTCTTCTAAAGAAGCCTCATAACGTTTAGTTTGTGCTGTTGCTTCTAACGTTCCATCACTCAACATCTTAATTGCACTTACTGCCATAGCACCAAATGCAAACGCACCACCTGCAGCGATACCAAATGCACCAGCTACACCTAATGCACCACCAGCAACTACACCTAATGCGTTAGCTACTGCCATGATGGCGGGTACTAAACCAGCTATAATAGGAATAAGACCTTGAAAACTAGCGATTAGCACACCTTTGATTTGTTGTCCAAACACAGTACCAAATGTACGAATACGAGTAGCTAATCTATCCATTTTGTCGCCGTATTCATCTAAAGACTGACTTAAAGCTCTAGTTAATACTTGAGCTCTTGTCATTCCCCTTGTATCAAAGTTAACTTTTACCGTTTTATCATGTAAGGTTGCCAACATAGCCTTAGCACCTAATACTGAACGTTTTAAGGGATTGTTATTCCCTTTTATGTCTACTTCTTTATCTCTTAATTGCTGTAATTTCTCTTTAACTACTGCAATTGCTCGTTTGATAGGGTTATTGTTACCGTCTATTTCAACGGTGTGTCCACGCCAACGTTGAGCCATTGCTTTTGCAGTGTTTAAGGCTCGTTTAAACTTACTGATATTCGCATCGACTTGTGTTTCGATTTCATCGGGTATTTCAGTTTTTGCCATACGTTGAGCTTTTCTGATGTTCCGTTGGAAATCTGTAATGATCGCCGATATACGAGCCATAAAGTTTTTATTCATGGCTAACCTCCTTTTTGACTAGTATTGCGTAATGAATTCATAAAGCGTCGTGTACCTTGTTTCTGAACATTTCTAATGCGTTTGTTATATGCTAACTTACGTTCTTTCATACGTTCGTATTCTTCTGACTGTCCACGTACTTCGTATCTTGCACGCTCTAACTGCTTCTGTAATCGTTTAAGTGATTTACCAGCTTGCACAAGACCGTTAGCTTGAGCACCAAACAATAAATTTTCTTGTTCATCAAGTAACGCCAATCTACGACCTACAACCCAGTCTTTCCATTCATTAGGCGTCAAACTCATTAATTCATCATAAGGAAGATAGCCTATGTATTGACTGGTTATCTGCCGTATTTCTGAATAATCTAGTAAGGTAGCTCGCCCATGATTTCTTTGTAATTGTTCTTCATGAACTCGATACCGTTCTTCGTAGACTCTTTCTCTTCTTCTTTGACCATAGATGGAGCCGAGTTCATTTGTGTCCAGAATAGACGTGATTTCTGCTTGAAAAAACCACTATGATTTAAAACTTGCAATGCACCTTGTAACAATTCGATAGAGTCTTGTTTTTCATCGATAATTTCCATTAGTGTTTGTTCGATATCTTCACGTTTAGGTGCATTTTTACCTAAATAAGCCGTTGCACATTCCCAAAAGTCTGCAATTGCGATTGGATCACGTTCTAAAATACCGTTATAAATAGCATTAAAACCAGATACTTTAGTAGTTTTACCATTTTCATCTTGCTCGTCTTTAGCGAATTTCTTGGCCGCTTTATCAAATAAGAAAGTAGCTTTTGCTTCTACTTCTTCTCCGTTGATTTCTAATTCAATAATAGGGTTGATTGTATTTTCAGTCATTCTTTAACCTCTTTCTGTTATTTTTACAAAAAAATAGAGGGCTTAATGCCCTCGTAAAGTTATGCACCAGCACTAGGTGTACGATTTTCATATGAGTCTGTATAAGCTCCCATATCTTCCCATTCAACTGTAGGAGCAGCAGCACTAGGGTTGAGCCATTCTGGTGGTAATGAATCAACAGAACCGTCAGCACTGTTAAATTTAACTTTTGCAGTGATTTCGATTTTGTCATCCTCATCATCAAATGACCATTCGTGCTCTTCTACAATTACATAAGCGAAAGTACCGTGATGTTTACCGTCACGTTTCTTAACTTCCCAAATCCATAAACGTAGCTGCTTGAAGTTTTTAACTGACTCTTTTAAAGCTTCTTGACCTTTGTCGCCAGGTACACGGTCAACAGTTAACTTGATTTCTTCTTCTACAGAGTTACGACCATAGTCTTTTTTGCCACCTGTAATCATTTCAGCTAAATCATTACTGATTGTGTGTCCACCCTCAGCTAAACTAGCTAACAGAATAGCATCTTCTTCTTTTAACTGACTTGCTAAATCTTTGTCAGCGATTTGTAACGCTGCAATATATTTATTCTGCGCCATTCGTTACACTCCTTTGTAAAGTATTGTGTCTGTATTTAAAAATAAGCCGAATGATACCGTGCTTCGTGTACTGATCAATGTCAGTTATCACTTCTTGTGTATCAATTCGACTTTTTATAAATGAATAGTTATTTATTTCTATTTCAGAGTTAAGTACAAAACCTAAGTATTGGATGATTTGTGCTGCTTCATCACGATTTCTCGCTTGACTATACACATGTAGGGTTACACCTACATCTTCAAACATACTCGTTGTCGTTTCTTTATTAGTGACGTTTGTTTCACCCACAACGATATATGGGTAAACAGCGTCTTTTTGAACGCAATCAAAAACCCTACCGCCTAATTGTTTACTGACGATAGGGTTGCTTTTTAATTTGTTATATATCTTGTTAAACAGATACCGTTCTACTGATACCCACATATCTTAACCACCTTATGAAAAATACTTATTGAAAAATGCTCTACCTTCGTCAATTGCTGGTTCCCAAAAAGGTTGCGCAGGACTACCGTATGTTGTATGCCATTCGCCATCATCATCTTTGTAGGACCAAGGTATTTTTTTAGCACGACTGCCACCTGGACCTGTTGCATATCATTTGTTATCGTAAAGGCTTTTTATCCTCTACTTCTTACAGTCACCTGTAAGTTCGGCGTACATTTTCAACCAATAAAAAAGACAACCTTTATTGGTTGTCGGACACTCTTGCCAGTATTATATTTATTCAACTGGTACGCTCTACGGTACTTAATAACCTTTCGTAATCTATTAAGTTACCTCGGTGTTATCTTTTGTAAAATTGACGTTTCCCTAAAGGTCTTACAACTGCATAACCTTCATCGCCACGCGAAATTCTAGCGTATATCGTTTTGATTGGTATTTTATATATTTTTTCTAATTCACTAGGAGAATACTTTACACCGTCTAAATGTACCCATCTATTACTAGTTCTGTTTCTAGCTTGTTCTTTCATAGATATCCATGTGCAATTTGACGGTTCATAATTTCCGTTAATATCAATTCTTTCAATAGTTAAATTATCCTTATATCCATTATTGTATGCCCACTTATAAAAGTTGCTATAATCATTTTTCCATTCATCACATATAGTAATTCCTCGAGCGCCATAATTTTTATATCTGTCAGAATTAGGGCTATAACATCTTTTTTTCATATTTTCCCAAATGTAATAAAGTCTAGAATCTGTATCACCATGAGTTTTTTTAGCTTTGCTCATAGCTATTTTTTGTAAACATCCACAACTTTTTGAGTAACCTGAAGTTATAGATTTAGAAGATTTTATCGCAGTATTGCCACATTCACATCTTACTAACCAATACAGATATCTATCCCCTTTAGGTGGTTTATGAATTCTTACTGGTTCAATAACTGTTAACATATTGAATTTTTTACCTGTTAAATCTTTAAAATTACCTTCGAAAACTTCGCCTTTAGAATTGGTAAGCATAACATCACTCCTTATAGATATTATACTAAACCTTCGGCTAATATACCAGTCAAAAATCTACACTAAAGACTTTCACCGATTTTGCCCGATTTTTAACTTACCATTACTGGTAAGTGGGACATATGCTCTATCCCTGTGCCGTACTCAATGTATATAGCGTAATCTGCGCCTACACTCACCACACCTGTAAGTCCGTCATTCTTGAAAATGAAGTCTATAGACTCTTTTAAATAACCCATATCAACAGGAGCGTTCGCTACTGCCATGTTATATATCTTCGTCGTTGTCTTGGCTATTCCTCTTTTAGCCCATCTAATCGTTTCTTTTTCAAACTCCTCAAGCTCCTTAACTAAATCCCAATTTCCGTATTTAACCTTAGCCAATAGGACATTCTCTCAATCTTGTTAAGTTGATTTCTTGTTGCCCGCCTTGGTCGACAGGTTCTCCTACTACTTCGTAAGTTTTACCGTTGTATTTAAATAAGTTTGTGTTAGTTATTGGCAGGCTGTACGGCGTATATAGGTTTCTGTCGTATGATTGGTTCATTTGATGAAACTTGAGTTGTTCAGATGAAGTAGGCGTATCCATAAATCCTTGTATTGTTTTTTCGCTCTTAAAGCGCTCTTGTTCACGTGGATACTCTCCTACAACCTCTCTTGAGCCTAATTCGATTGTATGAGGAAACTCATTTAATGGATTAAACATGATAACCAGTCCAACGTAAGCGTCTAAATGGTTTAAGGTAACCGTATGTTTCCTTAGGTAGATCAGTAACGAAAGTGTAGCTCACAGTACCCATAGTACGCGAAGAAATATTGCTAGTCGTACCTTGTTTAATACAATTAGCGATGAATTTCTCTACATTACTAGGTAATGACTGCCTATTGAATGTTTGATTACAATATTCTTCAGCTACATTCAGATACTTTTCGATAAGTAATTCGATTGTTTCGTCATTTGAAGTATCATCGAGTGAGAGATTGTTTAATAATTTAACGTCTTGTGCGTTCATTACTCAACACTTCCTAATGCTTCAATGAGTTCATCTTTTTTCATACTAGAAAAGCCCTCTATTTCACGTTCTTTAGCGAGTTCTCTTAATTCTGATACTTTCATACCTTTTAAGTCTTTGTCGCTCTCTACACGCTCAATAAGGGGCTTGTTTTGACGGTTCTCTTTTGTGGATAGTTCAGTTAATCGTTCATTACTTACATTTAAACCTTTACGAGGGAACGTATCTCCAACGTTATATTCGTAGTTGTTATCTTGTAAGTCTGTGAAGTATTCGATTACTTTATACATACGTCACTACCTCCTTTTATGCGCCTGAGTCTGTAGTTCCTGCGCCTTTAGTAACCTTAACTGCTTTAGATTCATCATATAAGTATGCTACATAATGTTTATCACTGTATAAAGCAGTTGTTTTAGTTGAAGGATCACGGTCAGTTTCTAAGAAGAAATCACGTTTAGTGATTAATTTAACTGCACCACGTTTAGCTAAAATAGCTTCGCCCTCATCTAATTTCTTAGAACGTACAATGATAGCACCTAACGCTTCGCCAAATGCACCTTTAACGATAATGTTATCGCCTAATTCAGTAGCGCGAGTGAAGTTATCTGAAGCGCTAGAACGTAATTTACCAGCGTCTTTAGGATTAATGAATAATACCATTGGTTCTAAATCTTCATCGTCAAATGTATCAATAGCAGCTTCTAAGCCTGCTAATGTGCCGATGTCTGCACTTACAGTCAATTTAGTACCTCGTAAAGCTTCTAATACGTCATTGTCTACTTTGTTAGCAATAGCTAATCCATGTTGACGTACTGCTTCTCCTTGAGGATCACCATAACCAGACAATAAAGCTTCATCAGTAATATCAGTACCTTTACCGATTTTATGAATTTTAGCTTCACGTCTGTTAGTTTCGATTTTGTCTACAGGAATTTTTTGCCCTTCAGGTACTACTGTAGCGTCACCACTGTAAACAAATGCAGGGAAAGTTAAAGTGTCTCCTGGTTGTCCTACTAATGTACTGTCGATGTCCGCAAATTGCGCAAATCTTAATTTCTTATCTAATTCTGCTTGCATCATAGGTGCTAATACTTCTGGAACGATTTGTGTACTTTTAGTTGTTGTTCCTTGTGCCATGTTTTATACCTCTTTTCTAATTGTTTATTAGAGCGTCATAAGTTTTTCTATCATTAACGAATAGATTAGTTCTCTCTGCGACACTCATATTGTTAAATTCTTCTTGTGTAATCCCACCATTTACGTTTTTACCGTCGTCTGGTGTGCGTCCACTTGGTTTACTTTCAGCAAATAAATAAGGCTTAGACTCTTTTAACGATTCAATCGCTTTATCTAAACCTTTAACATTGCCGTCGTCTTGTAGTTCTAACTCATCTTTGTTGATGAAAGCTAGAATGTCGTCGGCGTCGTTTGCGTCTTTAGCAACCGCCAACTTAACAGCGTTATTAAGTTTTAACTCCTTCATATCAGCTTTATATTGGGCATTTTCTTTTTCATAGTTTGCTAACTTATCTTTAAGTTCTTGATTATCCCCATCTTTAGCCTTTTGAAGGTCAGTGATTTGTTTGTCACGATTATCCAGTTCTTTGTTTGCTTTATCAAGTTGCTCTTGCAATGATTCTGTCTTCTCAGCTTTATTTTTAAAATCACGCAAAGTGTCATGATGTTCATCTACAATCTTTTGAACTGTTTCCTCTTCTAAACCTAAACCACGTAAAAATTCTCGTTTCATTTGTATTACTCCTCACATTTTTTATTACGGTGGTCTTTTCCACCATGAGTTTGCACCTTTTAACGCCTTGAGCATGATTTGGGCATCAAAATTGCTAACACATTTAAGTGTTAGCTAGAATAAGTTAAAGTTTGCATTTTCAGCATTACTTTTATTAATGTAATTTTTAATTTGTTCTGTGTTAGCTTCGTTGCTTATTCCTTCCTTTACAACTGATCTATCGTTCTTTAATCGGTTAATTTCTTCATATAGTTGTTTGATACGCTCTAATTTCTCAATTGCTTCATCAGCGTCAATATTAACCTTTACGTTAAACTCCATCTAAACACCTTCTTTGTACTTTCTTCTTTCTTCACTACCGTCTGAGTGAATAACAAGAATGTAATCTTTTAAGAAATATAACTTAATTAAATTATCTTCGCTCATAATCAGACACTACCTTTCCGTTTATTCTTCTCCCACTCTCTATAGTTAGTGAAAGGTATCACGCCATCTTCTTTAGTTCTCATCGTTGTAGGTAATTCATCTTCGTCTATGTAATAAAGAAGCTTACAACGACAATTGATGTTCTCTTTTGCACTAGCTACACCTACAAACAACTTAGGTGCAGGACCTACACAACCACTTGAGTGAAAGTTTTCGTCAATGCCTACTGTTTGTCCGTCTAAGTGTCTGTGTGTATCTCTTGTACGTGTATCTTTAGTAGCGTACCAACGTTTCTTCATATCAAGTCCGTTATCCTTAGCTACTGTCGCACTATCCAATCCTGCTTGTGATAATGCACGGCCTGTTTCTGTTCTAGCTACACGAACTGATTGAGCTTTTGACATTCCTAAATCATCTCTTAACGCTTTAGCTATCTTAGAATATCCCTCACCACTCATAATGCCTTGTGTTATGTGTGTACGAATACGTTTTAATGTATCATCACGATGTTTCTGCAGTGTAGGAGCTAACTTAATAAACTCAATAGGTTGTTCAATTGCTGTCTGTATTGTCTGTGCGGTAGGTATATCGAAGTTCATAGATGTTTGGCTTGCTACTTCATACAAAAATAGGCTCATCATGTACTTTTCCATATAGACGTTCTGTTGTGACTGTTTAATAGTCTTAGCGACTTCTCTATAGTCTTGAGATAACATCTGACCTATACGGTTAAGTTCTTTGTTGAGCCTGTTGTATTTATTAAATTCAGTCCATGTGACTTGTGGTTCATCTTTGTCATATTTCTCATACATATTCGCTATAATCTGTTTAATTTCTTTCAAACGTTTAGCAAATAGTATTTCAATTTCTTTCTCTGCTTGATTAACCAGTTTATCAATGTAGTCATCTATGTCATTCTGGTTGGTTATTTTCGGATTGTCTTTGTTGTTCGTCATTCAATCCCTCCTCAATGTCAGGGAGTTGTTGATTGAGTTCTATGTTTTCTTGCTCTATTCTTTCCATTTCAGCTACAGGATCTTCAACCCAAGCGTGATTAGATAGAATAGTCTCTTTAGATAATAACCCTGTAGAATTCATAGCAATTTGAGAGTTTTCTAACTCATTAACCATTACATTGAAGTTGAACGTAATCTCGATGTCTTGCACTTTCACATCTAATCTGTAGAAGTCGATAATGTACTGCAATAGCTCTTGTAATGCAGTAAGTGTTTTGTTCTTCAATTTATTAGCTTTTAAGTCTAAGTTACTGTACATAAATTTAAGTGCAATACCACTTGGGCTATTACCAAACTTATCTTGTTGGAAGTCTACACCTTGTCCAAACTCTATAATGTAATCACGTAACATCTTCGTGTATTCCTTAACAGAGTCAATAGGCACTTCTACTTTGATAGTATCTACACCGGAGCCACTTTCCCCTGCAACACTAATCGCTTTATAGTATTTAAGGTTATGCATGAAATCTTTCATATCTTCGCCTTCATAACCTTTTAAGATATAGATTAACTCTACTGATTCGTCAAAAGTGTTTTGTGTATCTGATAATCGCTTATCTAACGCATCTATGATTGTCTTATACATGAATAAGTCAGATACTTCTTGCGGGTTGTTCTTGAACGGAATAAAAGGAACACGTCCCCAACTCATCAATTTATTACCTTGATAATAATGAGGTTGTATATGATCTTCACTACGGTAGAAATCAGGGATAAGTTGTCCTTCTTTCAACTCATAGAATGTCACATCATCTTTAGTCCAATACTCAACGCGTTCTGCTCCGTCTAATTCATATACACGGATAAACGCTTGCAGTTCATCTCTTTCTTTATTAGTCCAAATAGGTACAGCTTGTTCTGCAGGTACACGAAACGTTTTAAACTCTCCCTCTTCATCTACATAAGGTTGAACCCATTCGATACCTTTATTACTTGCAGCAGTTAATATATCCACTAATTTGTCATCCCACTTGTGATTAAGTGTATGTTGTATTTGTTTTAATGCTTTGTCATTATCTACACCAAATGTCACAGGATTAGCAACTGCATATGCTACTTTCTGGTCTACTAAGTTTTGATGGTAGTTAGTATACATGCGCCAGTCTGGTTTAGTTTCGTCGTAGTCGCCGTTCACATCTCTTTTGAAAGGAGCGTCTAATATATCTGGGTGATGATTATAATATCTTTCACCCATTGTGATATTGTCTATATTCTCTTTATGTTCTCTAACTAAGCGCAATATCATTTCTTCTTGCGTTTCATACTTCGGTTTAATCTGTTCTACCACTTGTTCGTGATATGGTTTGTCCCATGGCCAGTTAATGCTAATCACCTCGTTTACGTTAATATACTAATTTTGCTTTGCCTCATATCTCTAGAAAGGGCATACCTACAAGAGTCTATGCTATGATCGTCTTTATCTTCTAATTTAGGAATAATATCCCCATCTTTATCAGTTTGATAATCTATGTTTTCAAATTCTCTAGCTATATTCGGTGTGCGTTTCGGATCTATTATGATAGCTTCTAAATCAGATAACCATTGTTCGCCATATTCTCTACTATCCGGTCCTTTTTTTACACCTTTCACACGTTTTATTCCGTGTTCTTTTTTCAACTCGTCAATACTTTTCGGCTCAGCTGAGTCACAATAGATTTCATCGGATTGATAACCACGTTTCCACAACTCTTTCGCAAATTCCCGGTTACTCATTTGTACCCCATATATTTCATCCATAGCGTACAAAATACGTTTCTTTTTATCATAGTGCCAACGTGTAAACGCTAGAGGGTCAGCAGCATAACCAAAATCTGCACCGTTACGAATATTATCAAAGTTATTGTATAACTCATCTGGTATCTTCTCTATTTGTAAATTGTTAAACGGCACAACGCCACTACCAATCGCTTCGCCCATATATTCCCAACGATAACGTTGTTCGTTACGTTCTTTCGCACTCTCTGCCTCTTGTATAAATTGCTTAGAGATAAAAGGATTATCTAAGTACGTTGAATGATGTACGAATGTGTTATCTGGTTGGAATGAGGTTTCATATTTTTTATTAACCCACGATTGTTTTCTCTTAGGTGGGTTGTAACTAAAGAAAAACTTGTAGAACAATCCGTCGTCTAGTTCTCCACGTAACATAGAGTTAGTAATTGTTGTGACTTCATCTTCTGTCTTAAATTCTGCCAACTCCTCTATCCACATGATAGAAAAAGGGAACCGACTATCTTTTAACGACTTTAATCGCTCAGGGTTCTGCGCCCCTCTAAAGATAATCCGATTCCCTCTAGGAACATACGTGATTTCCATTGGCGACACTTTAACTTTGAACAGGTGCGACACCTTTTGTTCTTCTATCGCCCACTTAATTTGCTCAAATACTGATGTAGCTAATGTATTGTCTGTCTTACGTACTACAACTGCATTCATAGGATAACGCATGATTAACTGTGTAATGATAATAGATATATCAGAGGACTTACCACTACCACGTCCACCTTTAGCTACTATGTTAAGCTTCTCTCTATCTTTAGTCGCTTTCCACAAGCTATGAAAGTGTTTAGGTAACAGTTCGGATAGATTAATCGATATCGTCATTGAACTGTACCGTCGCAGTTGTTTCGATTTGTTGCTTGTCTGTCCACATCATATATCGTTTACCTAATAATTCTGCAGCTTTAGTTCTAGCGTTAGTATCTGACCTTTTTTCTAGCTCTTCTACATCCATTTGACCTCTGCCAACCTGAATGGGTATCAACTCTTGGTCTGTTACCTCTCCACGTAATACAGAAGTAAGATATTGAAGTATTTCGTCTTGGTCTGCAATTGCATCTTTTTTCAGTTTTTCCATTCGTTTGTCTATTTCTGCTTTTATTCCCACATTTTCCAACAATTTATGACTACTTGATTTTGCGTATTTCTCACTATAACCAGCCTTGATTGCCGATTGATAAGCAGTGCCTGTCTTAATGTACTCATCAACAAATGCTTGTTGTTTAAGGTTCAGTTTCGTCATCGTATATTACCACCTACTCTCACGGTTAAGCACCTTTATTTGACGTATAAAAAAAGACACTGCATAAACAGTGCCTAATGATTATGTTTTGTTATTTATTTGAGTTTATGTACTCATGTCACACCTCTATGTCACATCAATACATAAAAATAAGTTACCCGTGTGTTCTCACGGATAACTAATTAAGGGAGGAGAAAAATTACATGTCAAGTATTCATATCATCGTATCGGAAGCCGTGTTGTAAGATTCAATAAAACTACCCGCCACTCTGACGGATAGTTAAGCAATCGGATGTGCAACGTCTAATCAAGGACGATAAACACTTATCCAATCACTTCGATATTGAATACCCCACCATAGTGCGAAAGGATAAATACTATGTCTTGTGAGGTAATTCTTACAATATCATAATACACCGATTATAAACGGACTTACACACTTCAAAAGTCCACCTTACACATAACCTATGAATTCTGCCAATCTATTTATCATCGCGTCACGTCGTCTTAATATACTCGTCTTACTTGTTCCGAAGTAGTCAGCTATATCCTCCCACTCACTACAACCTATCGGACACTCCCAATATCTCAAACGCATTAAGTCTTGTGTATCTTCATCTGATTCATAAATAAGTTTATCTACGCCTTTTACAATATTACGTAAGTTGTTATAACGATTGTCGCTTAACTTCTTAATTGATTCTCTCTCAATAGGATTATTTGGTATGTTACTCTTACCTGCACCTACATTCTCGGGTTCGTGGTTTTCTAACAATTCATACTCTCTTACTTTTAACTCTCGTCTGTAGCGTTCTATGTTCTTGATATAATCTTCCAGTTTCTTTATATCGTGTCGTTCAATCGTTATCATACTTACCCTCCATTCTCCAACTTATCTTTAAGTCTTTTAACTTCATACTCTTTCACTTCTAACTGATGTTTTAGATCATTCTGTTCAAGCAATGAGCCAAACAAAAGTAACACCAATATAATGATTGCTATTACGCCCCACATATTAATAACCTCCGTATATGCCATTCAAATGAGTGTGGTCGTATTCGTCGAAGTCCTTAGGCACTTCCACCTCATCGTTTGCAGTTAACTTGTAATACAACTCTATACCAATCCATTTTCCTAACTCGTACATTGCTATAGTGAACCAAATTTTTAATATACGTTTAATCAACTTATTCACTCCTTATTTTTTTATTGGTTCTCTTACAATACCTTCGTCTATTAAAAATCGTTGTTGAGCTTCTGTCATATCATCAGTTTCTTTTTCTTCTAAACGTGGTAAAACTTCGTTATAAGCATACTCGTTTAATTCTTTTTGCACCTTTGAAAAACGAGCATAACCATGGTTGTTACCATAAGACACTCTCAAATCATCTGCTTTATCGCCAATGTAATCAAAAGGTATTGTAATCCAATACATTAATGCATAAATGAAAGACAAAATATATTCAGGTATCTGTTTAATGAAATTTTTAATTCTACGTCTCTTTTTTTCTTTTAATACTTTGTTGTACATTTTTGTTAATATAGGTTCATATTCTTTAGCTACTTTTAGCTGTTCTTCATTCAGTAACCTAGAATCGTTATTAATAATGTATTGTCCTAAAGCTTTATAAATATCGTTTTTAAGTCTTTTGGCCATTATGCGTCTCCTTTGCTTTTTCTTTAGCCTCTTCTTTACTCTCTGCATTAACCACAGTTGCCGTCTGATTATCCTTAAGCTTCGCTACATGTTTGTGTTGTATACCTGTTGAATCTGTGAATGTTGTGATTAGGTATTGTGTCACTACTCAAGCACCTCATATGTTTTTTCAAAAATCTCAGGTTTAACCGGATAAAATTCTCCGTTTACGCCTCTGACAATATAGTCGCCAACATTAGCTGTCATTTCTCCCTCTAAAGTATTTATAATGATATAATTTTTAGTAGTTTTGTATTTAACTTTAGACTTCGCCCAAAACAATATATCCATAACACTATCTTTGTCTGTAAATTGTATAAACTCAATTTCTACAGGTTTCTTTCTAGCTTTTTTAACGCTCATTCCCACTCACTCCTTACCTAGTATTCTTTTAATCTCTGCTACTATATCTTTATTCTCCTGTGCTTCCATATGCGCCTCTGTCACTTTCTTTTTCAAACCAATCAACCTGCTTGGGTGTAGGATATACAACTGGTGCTACAACTAACTGTGCTAGTCTTTCTCCTTTTTCTACTGTGATATCATCATTACCTATATTATCTGTGATAATACCGATTTCTTTATTGTATGTTTGGTCTATTGTTCCTAATGCTACACGTAACTTTGTTTTAAGCGACTTACCTGATCTAGGTCTCACTTGCGCCTCATATCCGTGAGGTAAATTAATAGCCACGTCTGTTTTAACTGCTTTTGTTTCTCCTGCTTTGATTGTTGTTGTTTCTGATACATACAAATCTAATCCGCTATCTGTAGAATTTGCTCTCTTAGGCATAGTCGCGTTTTCTGATAATAATTTAATTTCTAGTTCTTTAGTCATTTATTGTTCCTCCATTTTCTACTAAACTCTTTGAATTATTTTCCACTATTTTGTCGTACAACTCTGCCTTGCGATATACTTCGTTAAGCTCTTTGATTAGTAAACACCCATCGTGTCCTGTAAAAGCTGTAGATGATACTATGCAGCGTTGGATAAACTCTCTATTGTCCATTGCAAGCCTCCAAATCACTTAATAAATTTTGAAACTCATGTGTTCCGTCGAGTTCGTCCATGCGTTTAAGGTATTCTCCTAATTGAAATAGTGAGCCCTCGTCTTCTTTACCATCAGCCATTTTTGTCATATGAAGTATTAACGGATATTGACAAAGCATTTCTTCTTTTAACTCTAGCCATGCACGTTTATATTCTTTATCCTTCACGTTTGGTCTCCTTGTAATTATCAATTATTTGAAATACATAAGCTGTGAACTCTTTTGCCCAACAGTCTTCCTCTGCTGTTTCCAATATCTCATCAAACGCCTCTGCCTTCTTTTTAATTTCTGCCATATCATTGATGAGTTCATCACGTTGTTTCTTGTATGAGTCACGTTCATCTCTGAACTTCCACCAATCACTACGCGGATAGCTTTCGTCTAAATCTAAGTCTTTATTCTTGATAAATTCTAATAATTGTTCTTTAGTTATTTCTGCCATTCCTCATACACTCCCTATTCTTTCTTATATTTTCTTTCTCAACTTTCATCGTCACTCTGCTTCCTGCTACTTTAACCACAAAGCCTTTAACACCTATCTGTCGTAACTCCTGTTGTATTTCTGTAGGCGTCTTACCTTGTGTGTTGTATCTGTATCGTTGAGATACCGTATCACTTAGTAGCATTTATTTTGTCCTTAACTTCTTTTTGTTTGTTTAATAATTTAACAAAGTTGATTCCTGCTTTAGTTAAGTTTCGATCAGTTGAAGTTAAATTAAGTTTGTTAATACGTACTAATTCTTTACGACTTACCAATGCTATATTTTCTTCGCTACAGTCTGACCTGTTTTGATTCAAATGTATTAAACAATATCCTTTGGGCACAGGTCCGTGCTTTTGTTCCCATAAATAATGTGTGTATTGTTTCCAGCATTCGTTTTTAGAACCTCGTTTTTTGATTTTTATAAACTTATAACCATCAGTAGTGGTTTTTATCGTTCCTAAAGGAAATGTGTTATCGGGCATTTGTCCTTTCTTAAATTGAGTTTCAGCGCTTCTACCTCTGGACGGAAAACTTTTACCTTTGTTCCAAGAAGGCACACCTTTTTTAAACTTACAATCAACCCCACTTCTTATCCTTTTTCTCGAACAAAAACCTTTCATTTTATCTGTAGTAACATCAGTGCCAAACTCCTTATTAAACATTTCTGTCATTTCTTTCTTAGTTTTACCTTTGATGTTATTTCGAATATATTTTTCATGCTCATCAGTCCATACATGTCTCATGGCTATTACTCTCCTAACAACTTAGGCATTTCTGATTCTGCGTCTAATTTTTCATCTTTAAACTTTTGTGCTTGCAGCACTAAACTGCCGTTATTAATGATATTTTGAGCTACTTTAGAAACTGCACTAGATCTTTGTAACTCCTCTTTTAATTCTTCGCCTTTTAAATCTTCATCGCTTAATCTTTCTAATTGTGCAAATAAATGATTGTTTAAATCTGTCAATGTGTTTCTCATTTCATTAACCCTCCCACTTTTCAAATGCTCTGTTTAGATACCAACGTGCTTTGTCTAAATCTTCTTTTCCGTTCTTACGATTAGCTCGACTTATATATTTAATTGCATTACCAATTGCAAATGCTAACTCTGGTTTGTAATCTTTAGTGACTTGCTCTATAAAATCCATTATTTCTATTTCTCCATACGTGTAATGTGACGGGTGGTTAACCTTGTCATCTAATGTCTTTTTAGTTCCTTCATTTCCATTAGGTAATGAGTAAAAATCATAACAATCATCAATAGTCCAAGTTCTCCCGTCAATTGCTTCTACATCAGCAACCCATTTATCTATATCAAGACTTGACTGAACTAAACGATAAACATTTTTTATTTGCACTGTAATTTCAACACCGTTAACTTCTTGGATTCTGATTCTATCGCCTATAATCAAATCTTTAATGCTCATGATCTAACCACCTTTCTAGGGAATATGTCATTCTCCATAAGATGCTTGCACCATTCACCACGAGGGTGTTTTTGAGGCACTGTGAATAAATGTGGTTTCTTACGTTTCAACTCTTGTAATCTACGTTGTGCCATTCTCTCTTTATAACTAGCGATTCCGTCCTCTTTAGGTTTTAAACTATCCCATTCACTACGTCTTACTCCCAAAGGAGCTTCTATTGCATCTTCAAACTTCCAACCAGAAGCTAATCTTTGTCTTAAGATATCGGGATTGATATCTGCTTCTTTCATTTTCTCTACTACATTAGGTGTAATAGAGAAGTATTTATTTTTAACTCTCATTTTTGTTGCTTCCATTTATTCCACCTCTATTAATTCAACTAGTTTAAAATCTTCGCTCATCAACTCTTTGTCAGGGTTCTTACTGATTAAATCTAAAATCCGCTCTTTTTCTTCATCTCTCGTAATATGATTGTTTATCCATACTGGATATTTACATCTCACTTTGAGTGTCGCTTCAACTTCAATTGTTTCTTCTCTGTTAGCCATTGCTCATCACCTACCATTTCGCCATCTTTCCAGATGAGTTCAACCGTTCCGTCATCGTTTACTAGATGGATAGTTCTTATATCTAGTGAATGTTCAGGATTTCTATCAGTTAATTGTTTAACCGAGCAATTTTCATGAACGACCGCCACGTCTCTGCCACTTTTTCGATCAAAAGAAATTTCTAAACATTTAGGGAGTTTTGTTTCTTCCGTAACTTCTTCTTCGATTTCTACCGTGTAAGTATTGTCATATGGGTAATAACTCACAAATTCATTTATAGTTACTTCTGGTTCGAATGAAAATATTTCACCATCACTCGTATAACCGTTTAACTCTACTGTTGTTTCTTCTTTTTTTAATAAATACTTTAAAAATTCTTTAGGTTCTAATGCTACTTTTCGTTTAATCTTTACCATTCTTCTTCTCCTTTTTGCGCTTTCTGCGTGCTTTTAATAGTTCTTCATACGTTATCCACTCTTGACCTGTATATTTAGGTGCTTTACATATCCACGTGAGTGGTATATCTCTGTTTTGATATCTAAATATCTTTGATTTTATTTTGGCTTCTGGAGTAGGCATACCTTTTACATCTATCACTTCGATTAGCTTGCCATCTTTCCATAAAGCAAAATCTGCTACATAGTTAATAGATCTGAAATTTTCAAATTTAGGTTGTAATTCGTACTTAGGTTGCAACTCGATACGGTCATACCTCTTACCTAAGTTACGTTCTAAATGCTGGTAGAAGTCACATTCAATTTTGCTATCGAACACGACACCTTTATATTCAACTTTTTTAGAATTGTATTTACTCAAAGTTCCACCTCAAAATAATAATTCGTTAATTGTCATTTGCTGTTGCAGTTCTTCTTTTCTGAAAAGCTTATGTTTGCGTTTCAGTTTTTCTAGTTCATCTTTCGTTACTGTTCCTGAGAATGTGTTTCTAAAGTGTATGCCTGCATAGTTACCTAGTTTGAATGTATCTTCTCCTAACGGCGTTACACTGCACATCTTCCAACCGTCAATCTGATATAACGTGTATTGCTTTTTAAGTCCGTCGATAAGTCCCATCTGGTTGCCTCCACTTCGTTTCATTCATGATTAACTCTTTCACTTCTTCATAATCGTCAAAGGGTTTAATGGTTCTAGTATCAAGCAGCCTTTTAACTGCCCACCCAGACTCAATTAATATTTTGGCTATGGTCGGATCTTCTTTATAATCCTCTCGATACATAAAACCTAAAAGTTGCTGATACTCATAAACTTTCATCCATAAAACCTCTGCGTTTTCTTGTAGAAATCAAGGTGTGCCACCCCTGTTTCTCCGTCTTTATTTTTAGAAATAATGAATTCGATTTCCGACTTGCCTGTAATGTTGTCTTGTTGGTCTTGGTCGTAATAATCGTCACGGTATAAGAAGAAAATCATATTCGCGTCTTGCTCAATTCCTCCTGCTTCTCTTAAATCAGACATCATCGGACGCTTATCACTACGACTTTCTACACCTCTACTTAATTGAGATAGCGCGATAATGATACAACCTGTTTCTTTAGCTATAATTTTTAAATCACGAGAAATCTTTTCAACTTCTAACCGTCTATCACGTTGAGGTACATCTGATTGCATGAGTGTAAGATAATCAATAAATATAACGTGAGGTTTATCTGTTTTTTGAGATGCGACTTCTCTAACGTCTTGTGGTGTCATTTGTGCTTGGTCCTCAATCTTCAAAGAATTACATTTTTTAATTTGATCTATAGCAGACATTACCGATGAAACTTCATCATCATTTAATCCGTTACCTTGCTTGATTTTAGATAGTGGAATATTTGTTATTGTTGCAACTAATCTCTCAACGATATTGTTACCTCCAGTTTCTAAACTAAAGAACGTTGTAGGATATCCACGCTGCGCGATATTCCACATCATTGTTAATGCAAGAGAAGTTTTACCTAACGAAGGTCTTGCACCCAATACATTCAACTGACCTGGTTCAAAACCAATGATTTTGTTATCTATAGAAGCAATACCAGTTTTAATAAATTGTTTTGGTTCATCAGATAAAATATTTTCTACAACTTCAGCTAGAAAACTATCAGTAGCGTCTGCTTTTTTTATTGTCATACCTTTTAATTTCTCTAATTCCTCTACCAAATAATTAAAATTTTCTTTACTCGGCATTGATTGATACTCTGTGAGCTTCTCACGAGCTTGTGACAAAACATATTCTTGTAATAGGTTCAATTGGTCGTCCATAAAAAACGCCTTGTCAGTGCCATCTGAGTTGTATAAACGACCTAATCGGTCAGTAGATATAAATTCATCATCATCACGACTTTTAAAGTAGATCTGGTTTACATCGACCTTCCCTTGCTCTAGTGCATACTCAATGAACACTCTTAATTTTTCATCAGTAAACATTTCAGGTTTCAATCTGAATTTACTTAGTAACTCTGGGTTACGCATGAGGTTAGATATAATAGATTCTTCGGTACTCAACACATCAATACTCATCATCTAACCCCCAATCCTCTTTCATCTTTTGCCATTGTTTTCTTAATTGTTGCCTTCTCTCTCTAAACTCTTTATCGTGTTGCATTCTATATTTATCAGTTTGTTCTTCTGGTATCACTGCGCTTTTCATTTCTGGTGGTTTGCGATCAATAATTTGTGCAATCGTAGGTTTATAACGACTTTCTCTAACATATTTCTTTGTTTTGTGTAGTGTTCTGTCGAAATCCCCATATTGTGTGAGTTGTTCTACCCAAAGATTGTACTTAATTTTATTGAATTTCATATCGTAGACATTATTTATTAACTCTAAGATTTCAATTGCCTCTAGTTCAGTCATTGACATAATGTCTAACCTCCTAATAGTTCCTGTTTCTTCTTAGCTAGGTAATCATCTTCTTTATTGTTTCTAGGTTTAACTTTAGATATTGCTTTCTCTTTAGTATCGACACCGTCTTTACTCCAGTTTTCTAATACTTTGATAAGGTAGTTAACACCTTTGCTATTTTCTTTGCAGTAATCAGTAGCTACAGTAACGATCTCTAGTTTGTTATCTTTAAAATCCTTTATAGCTTCTTCTAGTTGTTGTGCTTTTAATGGACTTTGTATGATTTCTAAGTTATTACTAATATATTGAAATGATTTTGATGTCTCGTCACTGTCTCTATTTATTCTTGTATTATTAATTCTTGTATTATTCTCTTCCGTCTTTTTATGGATAGGGTCTCCACTTTTTTGTGGATACCCCTCTCCATGATTTGACGGATAGGGTGCTGTAATATAAATTCTTCGTTCGGTTACAGTCATGTTTTCATCTCTAATAACCACTGTGTCGATATATCCTTTTTCTTTTAAGTTGCTTATCCAAGTAGATACAGTTTTTTTATGAACGTTATATAGTTCTGCAAAGTAGTTATTACTAGCATATGAATATCCGTATTTATTGGACAAAGCAGTTAATTCGCCATACATAATAACTTCCATTGGTTTTAACTCTTTATCATATCTAACGTGTGCTGGAATGATTGAGTAATAGTTAGGTTGTTCTTTCAATCATCTCTCACTCCTTTCAGCATTTTGTTTAGTCGTTCATCCACAGACACCCAACTGTCTGTTAAGTGATATTTGTTATTAAATGCGTCCATGCCTATTTGATGCTGTTCGTTGTGATGAGATCTACATAGAGCTAACACTTGATTTCCGAAATGATTAATCTTCGTTCTATCTCTGCCACGTCCTACCGCAAATCTATGTGCTAAGTCGGAATGTGGTTTACCACAGATAACACAGTTACGATTGACTGTTGACCAATATAGAAATGCTTTATCATTTTTGAGTAAGTCACTCGTCTTATAATTAAGTGGTATATCGTTGTGAAACACCCAGTCGAGAATAACTTCTATAACTTGTTTAGCTTGTTCTCTTGTGCAATCACTCAATGAGAGACGTTTTTCATAGCCATAGAGAACTTCTACGTAATCCATGAACAAATACCTCATATAGTCGCGTGGTTGTCCTGTGTAAGCTTCTATGTCGTTACAGAGAGCAAATACTTTTCTACGCTGCTTATCTGTAATCTTGAATGGATCTACAACTCTTACATCTGCTTCTACTTCGTAACCGTTGTCTAAAAGCAATGATGTTTTGTTATCTAGTTCTACTCCTTTGATGACTACAGTCGTTGTACCGTCATCTTCTGTAATGTAGTTTTTTATTACTACCATCTAATCAGTCCAATCAGAACGGTAATTCTGAATTATCTATGTCTGTGCCGTTAGAAAACGGGTTATTGCCTGCTGGTGCTTGTCCTCTTTGTTGTTGAGATTGACTATTTTGTTGATTACTACCTTTGCTATCTAAAAATTCAATTCTGTTAGCAATTACTCGTACTACTGAACGATTGTTACCTTCTTTATCTTGGAAACGGTCTTGCTTCAAGTTGCCTTCGATTAAAACTTTGCTTCCCTTACCGCAATAGTCGTTTAATAGTTGGGCAGTTTTGCCAAACGCTACGATGTCAAAGAATGATGTGTCATCTTTTTTGAATGGATTGTCCACTGCCATAGAGAAGTTAGTTACTTGTGTTTGTCCCGCTTGTTTAAGTTCTAAATCTTTAGTGATACGTCCTGTCAAAATTGTTAAGTTAGTCATTATTTCGCCTCCGTATATTTTTTAGCCATTGTTTGAATTTTGTTGATTGTATTGATTGCTTGTTGTTCTGACATTGACGAATAGTTTTGTATGCCAAAAGTTTGTTCTGCTTGTTGTTGAGATACTTCTTTTCCTAACGATTTCATCAAGTCGACAAATTTAAGTATTTCTTCTTTTAGAACGCCGACTGTTTGACTACTTACTTTGTTGTACTTTTCTTGCTTTTGTTTTGCGTCTGCGTCATCTTCATCAGTTGGGATATTGAAGAATTTCATTAAGAAATAACGTTCTGCGTACGTTAATGCCGTACCATGTGCTTTCGATACATCATCTTGTTGACCTACAGAATAAAAGTTCACTTCAAGTTGTTCTTCTGGTTTATCTGCATTGATCCATAAATAAGTTAATTTCATCTCAACAACAAACTCTGATGTTGTAACTTCTCGAGACGCTTTTTTGTTAAATCTAGTAACCTCGATTTGCTTGTAGTTTTCATCTGATGTTTTTGGTACGAGTAATAGATTATGTTCAATCATCTTGTTTCTAATTCTGTGTAATACTTGAGATCCACTTACGTAACTGTAGTTGTAGCCTTTAGTGTCTTTCGTAAACCCTTCGATATTAGCTTTAACGTCAGCTATTTTTTGATATAAATTAAGTTGTTCAGTCATACTCAACCTCCTCATATTCAGTTGTTTCTGTTACTTTCTTTTTAATTGCTCTGTGCTTAGTCATGTCGATACTCACATCTTCTAGTCCTGCAAATTCTCTTGCTCTCCGTCTATCTCTTGAATAAGAAGTATCTTCTTCGTTGTTAGGTTTATTAGTGATATACAGGTCGAAAGGAGCGTCTTTCAGTTTAATTAGATATGTCACTGTTTCTTTCATCAATCAAACACTCCCCTGCAATGACTTCTTTTGCTAGTTCAAATTTTTGTTGTAATTCTTCATCTGTGAAAAATTCGTAGAAATTCAGATGATTACAATTACTTTCATATTTTTGAGAATAGTGCCAAAAGGTAATACCAACTTCTCCATTATCAAAAGTATGAAATTCTGCTTTCACTTTTTCATCACTATGCAAAATCAATTTATTTAAATCATTGGCCGTTTTTAATAATTTGTGTCTCAACTTGACTACCTCCGTATATTTTGATTAAATTAAGTTGTATATTTTGATTAGATTCTGACTGTTACTTGTTGGCGCAAGTTTCAGTCTTTTTTGTTATCTCAAGCCACTTTTCCCAGAAGAAACTGCTGAAAATAAGGGTTAACATTGAAAATGCTATTACCGTAAAGAAACCACCTCCTAAAAGTAATGTGATGATCATTGCGATAAACATCGTCATGTAACTTAATAGATATTTCATTTATCATCCTCTTCTTTCTCTTCTTTCATTTTTAAAAGTTTTTCGATATATCCTCTTTCTAATGCGAAATCAAATAACATTTGTTGGATATGTTCAGGCATAAAAACCATTCCTTTCGTGTATAATGTTGTTGTCGCTACTGCGTTGGATTGGGGGTGAATCAATAATGCGTAAATCAAATAAACATGTAATCCATAACAGCGATGGCTCATGGGGAGTTAAAACCGAAGGGTCCTCAAAAAATTCTAAAAACTTCTCTACTCAGCGCGATGCAATTAATTGGGGAACTGAAGCTGCCAAGAAAAGTAAATC